GGGCAGACACTTCCGAAACGCTTTTCATTCATGACTCTGATGTCGCAAGACGCCGGGGTCAACCAGTTTGCGGTGGTCTAATGACTGAGCCAGTCAATGAGCGAATTGTGGCAAATGTCCGAACGAGAATGGCGGTAGCGTTTTCTACAGCAGTTCGCTCGGCACAGATTGCCACATGGCAGCCGAAAGATTTAGTTGTGGTCGTTTCCCAAGGTGATCCAACGCCGAACGCGGAGTTGAGCTATCCGGGCAATCCGCCCGTGATTGCTTACGACATGGAAGTCATCGTGGCTGGAGTGGTAAAGCCTTCAGACGAAGAAACCACAGCAATTGACACGTTCAAGAATCGCATGGGGGCAGACATCATCACGGCCGCAACAAATGCCACGAACTGGCATCAGTGGGGCGGGCTGGCGATCAACACAACGCTCGGCCCGATTGAATCCTACACGGAAGAAACCGGCGGGCGTTCCGGGGTGATGGTGATGTTCAAAGTCACGTACCGAGTGCCGGAGAATGATCCGACGACGGTGTCAGCATGATAGCCATCGAAATCGATGCAAAGCAGTTGAAGAGGTTGCGTGAGTCGGTCGGCAAGGCGAAAACGAAATTTGGCAGGGAGATGGCAGCAGCCATCAATTCGACTGCAAAGAAAACAAAACTAGACATCGGGCGAGACGTTCGAAGCGTCATTGCGATCAAGAAAAAAGAGTCTGAAGCCCCACTGAAGATACAAGCGAAAGCCACAGCGGAGCAGCCAAAGACAACGGTCAGCATTGCAAAAACTAGACGCCTCGGGCTGCGGCACTTTGGGGCACGTCAGGACCAGCGAGGCGTTTCGTTCAAGATCTCGAAACAAGGTGGACGGCAAAGAGTTGACGGGGCATTTCAGGGACCAAAGCCCGGCGTGATGAACGTGAAATGGAAAGGCAATGCGTTTCGTAGAGTCGGAAAAGAACGTCTGCCAATCATCCATTTGAGGGGCGTTTCAGCGTTCGGGGCATACGTCAAGAACAAGTTCACCAAGCCGCAAATCCAGCGAATCAACGACGAACTGCGAAAGCAGATGGAACGACGAATCAACCTCAACATTCTTCGAGCCAATGGGCTTGTAAAACGATAGGATAAAATATGTCTGGTTTACTTCGTCGCAGGGCAGTATTTGCAGCCAAGGTCGAGACTACAGTTGGGACGGCGGAATCGCTGACGACTGCCGAAGCGGTCTACAACGCCGAGGAATTTAGCATTCAGCCGAACGTTGCAATCACGCGACGCGAAGGTCAGGGTGGCTTCAATTACCTGCCGGGCATCCCAGAAGGAATGCAAGGAACATGTGTAATCAAACACGCCTTGACCTATGACGGAACAACCATTCCAAACTGGGCGGCCGTGTTGCTTCCTGCCTGCGGATGGGTCGACACCTCCGGAACATTCTCGCCAGTCACGCAAGGTCCGGGGCAAGCTGGAGGCGTTAAGACGCTGACGATCGGCCACTACAAAGACGGCAAAAGGTCGCTACTTTCTGGAGCGATGGGTACGTTCAAGTTCATGCTGGAAACAGGCAAGACTGGATTTATTGAATTCACGTTCACTGGCAAGTACTCCAGCAACGAAACCGACACAGCACTGATCGCTCCGACGTACCCGACTGTCCTCCCGTTGAGAGTTGCGGCCGGTGCGTTGACATGGAACTCGGTTGCACTCTGCACAAGCTCAGTCGAAGTTGACGCGGGCAACTCTGTTGTGATGCGTGAATGCGTCAATGCGACTGATCGCAGTGGATACATTTCCGCGATCGTCACGAATCGCGCCCCGGTGATTACGGCCGATCCCGAAACGCTGCTCGTAGCGACGCAGGACCGAGACGCTCTTTGGCTAACAAGTTCCCCGCAGGCGTTCTCGTTCCGAGTTGGAGCCGTCGCGTCATCGATCACAATTGCAGCCCCTAAAGCTCAGTTGGAGAACAAACAACAGGGCGGTCGAAATGACATTATGACAGACGACCTGACGTGGCTTTGTACGGCCGGAAGTGCTGTTGATACCGAACTCACAATTGCTTTTGATTGATTGGTTTATGCCTCGAAGTCTTGATCCTTCATCCAAGCTCACAATGGTTTTGGCGTGCGACGTCGACAAGACTCCGCAGCCAAAAATCTTTGCCAAAACACCTACTCTCAATCAGCAGCGGCGATTGGTTGCATTGCTGCAGGGTCTGGGCGGTGGCGACATTGCGGCAAGCATGGACGCACTGCTTGATGCGGCGGCCATGTGTCTGACGGGATGGGAACACATCCCTGTTGATTTCAGTCGTGAGGCAATTGGCGATGTGTTGACGCTGGATGAGCTGGTTGAAGTCTTCACGTTCTTAGCGGCATCCACGTCAGCGACTCCAGAAGATAAAAAAAAATCCGAGTTGCGGCCCTCGTGCGATGCGGTGAGCTTTGCAAGTCCTGCGTTGGGCGTTGTCGCGACATTGTAACACTGGAACAGCCAGCGGAGATTGAGTGTCCGGAATGCAGCGGCGATGGATGTGAACACTGTAAAGATGGATGGTTCGAGGTCACGAAATGCCCGATGAAGTTCATCGGGCCGGAACTCAATAGTGATATTCAGATCATAACGGCCAGCGAACATCATTTGCCCGTCATCGGTGGAATTCTTGACCAGTCGGCGTGGTGGTTTGAACTCAGAAGCATCCTAAGAAGCGAAGAACATCGGATCGAAAACGAACGAGATAAAAGGCACAACCTGTGAGCAACGGCATTGATTTTGTCATCGGCGGAAAGGACCAGGCAAAGCCTGCGATGTCCGCCGTCGAAAAATCGCTTCAGCGTCTTGAGCAAAAGACGGAGTCAGTCAGCAAGTCCACGCAACGACTGGCAGCTATCACGGGAACACTCACGGCGGTCTACGCAGCAGTCAAGACCGCAATGGCAGCACTGGGCGGAATCAATCGCATCAACGCGGCATTTGATGCACAGACCGAGTCTGTTCGCAGACTCAACTCAGCGTTGCAGATTCGCGGAGCATCGGCCGCATCGTCGCAAATGCAGGATGTCGCCAAGTCAATTGAGAAGATGACGGGCGTTTCAGACAACGCGGCCCTCGCATTAATGCAGCAAGCATCCGGAATGGGTTTTGCCACGGGCAAGATGGACGACGCTGCCAAGGCCGCTATCGGCCTCGGTAACGCAATGGGCAAAGATGCAGCGGCATCAATGGGAGATCTGAAAGCGGCCCTCGAAGGCAACTTCGACGCATTCTATGCAGTCAATCCGCAGATTATGTACATGCGGACGAATCAGGAGAAGCTCGCTGCCGTGATGGCCATTGCCAATCAGGGACTGGCGGCACAAGCGGCAGATATGACAACCGTGGCGGGTTCTGGCCGTCGTGCTGACTCTGCAATGTCTTCGCTGATGGAATCGATCGGCAAAATCATTGCCCCGATTCGCGTGCTGATCAATGCAGGGCTACAGCAATTGGCGACGTCTTTTGATGCGTTGCTCGCTCCTGCCGTCGAATACGCAACGCAGGTGCTCGAAAACATCGGGCCAATCATGGACTACGTCAAAGAAAAAGTGATTCAGGCGATCAACATCGTGATCGGCGCGTTCACGTTTTTAGAGGTAGTCGTCACGAATCTTGGCAGCGTGTGGGAGATCGCGAAGGCAGCGGCTGAACTGGCCATGATAACGATTTCCGAAACGATCATGCACACGTTGACGGAAACCATTCCGGCGTATGTCATGTGGTTCGGTGAGAACTTCATCAACTTAATGTCGGACGCATTCAACGGCGTAATCACGATCATTACAAACGCTGGGCGGATCATCGGTGAGGCGGTCTATCAGATCTTTGCGTTCATCGCGTCGGGTGGTGAAGGCGGAATTGATGGGCTAATGGCAGGACTGGGGGAAGCAGCAAGCATTAGTTTGCTCGATGGCTTCAAGTCGCAACTGACATCACTGCCGGAGATCGCGGCGAGACAGCTAACGGAACGCGAAAAGGATCTAGCCGAAAAGATTGGAGCGGTCGGCGGGCGTCTCGGGGAACAGTTTTCAGACAAGATGAAGGAGCGAATGCTGGGCGTCGGGTCTACGCTTTCCAGTGAGGTCAAGAACGCGGCAAGCAGCATAGATCTGAAGATGCGGCCGTCCGTGATTATGGGAGGCATACCAGCGACCGAGGGGCGATTGCTGACACGAGGGCCGGGAACAAGACTTCCCGATCAAATGCAGGAAATTATTCGGCTGCTAAAAGATCCACCGCCGCCAAAGCCTCCGCGAGCCAGAATCCTTGTGCGTCTCGATGATGATCAAAATCGAGCACTGCAAGCGGTTGCAGTCAATACCGCCAATAAACTGCAGATGGAGGCAATTGCATAATGGCAGCCATCAACGTGACGCAAATGTGGAGCAAGGAAGGCGGATCGGGCACTTCCGAAAAGTACGACAGTTTCGCCACGAAGTTTTCGCACACCGAAGGATATCAGGTTCTTGCTGAATCGGGCGACAGCGCTGAGGATGTGTTGGCCGCGACAGGGATTCCAGCCTACGGGGCTAGGCATCGTTCCGGGGCTGATTCGTTCGTCATCACTAAGACGGCGGAGCCAATGGGGCCGATTTTTTGGATGGTTACTGTTTCCTATGAGGGGCAGAGATTTGAGGGAAACGTAGACGTCGAGTGGAGCGATACGACATCGTCAGAACCGATCGACAGAGATTACAACGGGCGGGCAATCACGACCGCAAACTATGAGCAGGTCGAAGGGCTAACTTACGATTTGTCTGATTCCGTTTGCATTATTCGGCGGAAGTTCTTTTTGTTCGATGCCTACATCGCAGGACAGTATCGACACGCAACAAACTCTGACACGTTTCTTGGCTGGCCACCAGGCACGGCTCGGCTCGTTGGATACTCTGCAAAGAATCAATTTAAGTTTGGGCAGCCTTTGGAACAATGGGACGTGACCGCACGCATTCAGTTTCGGATTCCATACATGGGCGCGACAGACGCTCAATCGTGGTACAAGCGATGGCGGCACGAAGGACTTTACGTCAACGCATCCGCCACGCCAGCATCAACTGTAATACCCATCCGGGCAAGAGACCAGTTGGGGCAGGAGGTAACAAAGCCGGTCCTGCTGAAAGCGAACGGCACGCAAGAGCTTAACCCGTCTGCCGCGCTGTTCAATTACACGCAACTTTACGGCACTCTGCCTTACTCGGCCCTAGGGCTAACATAAAACATCAAGGACGCAAACATGGCATCGCAATTCGACGACGTGCGGATTTCCGGAACGCTGGCAATCAAAGAGACTGGGGTTTCCGCACAAACACGGACATCCATTTTGAAGCAGGATGCACTGGCAATCTTTCCCGTCAACATGATGGACCTGCGGGTATGGGACGCGATCCAAACAAGCCTTCCCGGTACAGCAGCGACTGACGACCTCGCAATAATCGGAACGACATTCGGAACGACAGCCCCGGTGATTACAGCGGGAGATTGCAAAGCACTTGGAGCCACGAGCCGCTACGCTCGGTTTATGGTCGAACTTCCAGAGTGCTATGAAGCAGGCGAAACCGTCACGCTGTCATTGTCTGCAGGCATGGTGACAACAGTTGCTTCAGTTTCCTGTACTGTCGATGTTGAGTGCTACAAGATTGACAAGATCACTGGCATCGGCGCGGATCTCTGTACAACGGCAGCAACGACAATTAACTCGTTGGTGTTCGCGGCCAAGGCGTTTACAATCACTCCGTCTAGCCTGATGGCAGGAGATGTTCTTGATATTCGCCTGACGATTGCCTGCAATGATGCGGCAACAGCCACTGTTGTTAAGCCGACAATTGCGGGGATCGATTTACTCTGTGACATCAAAGGTTAGTCATGGACGCGATCGGCGTTTTATCTCCGGAGCAAATGCGACTGGTTTGGCAGGATTATCTTTCCCGCCAGCAATTGCAATCGCAGTTGACGAAGAACTACCCGCAGCGCAGGCCGCTGGACGAGCCGTCACCGCATCGAGTGTTCGTAAAAAATACCACCGCAGAATCTATTCCTGCCTTTGCTTGTATGCAGATCACCGGGACTGCAGTCTACGGTGAACGAACTGTTGTCAATGTCACAAAGCCGACGACAACCGATGGAGTTTATTTATTTAATTCTCCCTATGAGATCGCAGTTGATGCGGCCGGATGGGCCTATCGGTTTGGCGTCGTCGTGATGCTCGGAAGTCCACCAAGTGAAGCCGGGGCACAGTATCTTCCGATTGTGGCCTCGTGGGAAGTCGAAGAGGGGGCAGGGCCGTTTGTTGTTTATGGTGATTATGAAATCACGCCAGAGTCGACCACCGCCGCGATCATCGGGGCATTTACTGGCGGCGGCACCGGCGGCGGTCACACAATCTGGTTTACAATCACGGATGTTCTCTGCCCTGACACTGACTACGTCGATGAAACGACGCTTGTCGTCACAGCAACGTACTACAACCAAAGCTGCACAGGAACGCCACCAGGTGCAGAGTACGGCGGCGAGTATTACGTTTACGACATGTGCAGCCACACTAGCGGGCTGACTCCAACTGATATGATAGGAACAACAGGTCGAGCCACGTACATGTACCCACTGACCGGATATTGCGCCCCGAAGTGGATCATCGACGAATTATGTGCCGCTCCGGAGTGCCTGTAATGCCACCGAGGTACCTGAAGCCAGCATCCTCAACACGGCTGAAGCCCTGCTCTGAATTCACTGTCGAAGCGTGTGACGCTGCTCCGGCGGATCAATGTTGTGGGGCGCTACCCTGCACTCTATGCCTCGAATGGGAAGTGTACGGCGAAGAGACTGCCTATGGCTCGGCAGCGTTTACCGGCTCAACCTGGGAGGGTTCCGTTGGCGGGCTGGCGTTCGTGTCGTATTGGGAACGAAACTACCTGACGGACGAATGCGAATATGTCGTGCTTGTCGACGGCGAGGAAGTCTACCGAGCGACCTGCTACGAAGGAGCAAGTTGTCGGTATCCAGGCGGCTCGGTTGGTGTCACGGTCGGCTATGACGAAGGCACGTTGACTTGGAGCAAGCATGAGCCCCTCGAATTAAAATTGATTGTTGATCCTGACACGGGGTGCAATGATTTCTTTTGCGACTCTTGCAGATGCACTTGCGACGCTCTTTGCGTTGAATTTATTGACTCGTTTGGGGCTTTCATTCAGGGTGAGCTTGGTAACGTCAGTTATCCCTGCAATCCTCCTGTATGGGAGGGTACTGTTGGAGGATCATATCTGTCGCTGGCATTGGGGCGAGACGCAGAGGGACGGTGCATAATCACAGCCACCGTGGACGGCGAGGAACAGGATGCTGTATATGCGCCAGGCTGTGGGGAAATGTCGGCGGTGATCGACCTGTATGGTATCTCGCAGATCACAGTGTTTTGCAAAGACTGCTCGAATTGCGGCAATCCACCTGTATATCTATGTGAGTGCCGACTCGATGTTCTGCACACCTGCATCGGTACGCTCACATCGACGCCAAATACATGCTCAATCCTGTCGGCACCTGCAGGCCCGTTAGCTTCTGGGTATCCTGCTGGCGTTTCGGATGCGAACAAAGCGTGGCTTGATACTTGGTGTCGTTATCACGGCTCTGCGACTTACAAAATCACCGCGTTTCCTCCGGATTGCGTAGACATCGACACAGCGAAGCGAATCGTGTTTGTAAAAAAAACAACAGCAGAAGATGCACCGTGGATAAACAACGCAATTGTCGGCGTGGAAGACTGGTATGCTGTGGTCTACGACATGACTCCGGGCGCTCCAACAATCTTTTATGAGTATTCCCAGTGCTGTCTTGGAGCGACAACAACAACTGGGGCCTCATCGCATTTGATCAGGGTGACGTTTCCCGGCATTAACCTCGGTGGTGCGATATACACCTTCGTGATCCTGAACCCAACGTCACTGGCAGCATACGGAGATTGCGCGTGAGGCACATCATCTGCGTAATCGTCTTAGCCATGATCCTGTCGCACTGGATATCGTCAGCGCGAGTGCTCATTGAGGATGCGGAAGACGCTGCTTGGTTCGACGTGAAAACTTCAGAAGCAAAGGAGGCTTTGCGATTATCACAGGAACGCGAATAGACCCTGTAACGGGGCGAGTCACGAGGATCAGGGAAGTCCAAGGCTCAGTCCCACAACGCCGATCATGCAGCACAAAGAAAGGCAAATGCACCGACTGCTCGAACGCTGGCACACTCATGCTGGCAGCGATTGAAGCGGACACTGGACAGCCTGTGTCGTGCGGAAGCTGCAAGACTTATTTGATGTCACTCGACCGCATGTCCTCGCACGACCATGCGGCGATCGTGCAGAAACTCTACGCGGAAATCTCATGGCCTCAGTCGTGGCGAGCCGCTAACGGCGACAAAGAAGGCCAGCGAAAGCGGATTGGTGAGATTGTCTCGGGCGTGCTGGCAAGTGCGACGACGGCTTGCAAGACGCAGCGACCGGCAAGGCCACAGGTTGCTCAGGGCGGAAGGCAGAATAGTCGCAGATCATATACTGGATGGAGATCTGAAGCAGACGGGCCACGGATCGAACACGGGCCATTTGTGTCTTCCATTCGGCACCTGACATATTTTGTTTACCCAAAAACAGAAGACTCGTGGAAGTGGAACCTTCAGGAACTCGCGAAGCGGTGGGAGTTGTTTAACGGCAAGCGAGTGCTAGGGATTGCACACGATAAGTATTCAGCAGAACCGCAGGCTGTGATTGATTACGCGGCTTCGCTGGGGATGACGTTCGACCATGTTTTAACGGCGGCAAATGACGCGAAGCTACGTGAAGTGGTGTTGTTTGTCCCGATGCTGAAACTGCTGCACCCTGAATCTGCTGGCGCAAACGAAGTGGTGTTTTCTGGACACGCCAAAGGCCAAAAGTACGACGATTCATCGTACACGCGAGATTGGGCCGATGTGATGTACCGAGTGAATCTCGACCATTGGGATTCGGTCGAGGATGCACTAAGCACATCACTCTTTGCGGGATCGTTCCGCGAATATGGATTGTTCCGACGTGGGTTTGATTGGATCTACAGCGGCACGTTTTACTGGTGGCGATTGGCTGAGATCGGCAAGCGACAGTGGAGCAACGTCGATCAATGGTTCGGCGGCACAGAATCATGGCCGGGCAAGCTGTGCGACCCACGAGAGAGCGCGTGTCTGTTCATGAACAACTCATCGCGGCTTTACGATAAAGGTTACTGGGAAACCTCAGTCTGGCCGTCGTGGTACAAGAGAGAAACACTACTGGCACCGCCACCAGATCCTGACGCATTCATCGGTGAGGCTGTGATTCATTTCGGGGCACATCTTTACCCAGTAACGGGCCGGTGGGACTGGCACGCCGAGCGATGGAACGAGATTGCGTCCAGCATCAATGGACTGTGTATCGTCGGAGTTGCGACGGACGCCACAACAGATACGATCGACGACGTGCGGGCGAAGCTGTCCGATAGGTTTCAGATTATCCCAATGGTGAATAGCACGGAGGGTGAAGCCCCGACGTTCAGGATGTTACAGGAGCGGATACCGCAGGGCGTCGACGACGTTCTGCTGTATGCGCACGGAAAGGGCGTCACGTCTAAACGCGACGCTGTTGAAGCTGTTCGCATCTGGTCGGAGATTATGTACGAAACGGCGATTCACAATACAGATCGCGTGATTGAGAAAATGGCCGAGGGCTACAAGTCTATTGGGGCATTCCGGATGTTCAGGAACGGGTGGAATTTTGCCACACCTGTCGGACACTGGCACTATTCCGGGACGTTCTTTGCGGTGCGGGCGAAACACCTAAGCGGGAGGCCGGTGCGGTCGGAGTATCACGGCGTAGAGTCATGGTGTGGTGATTACATGCCTGCGAATGAATCGTGGTGCGAGTTCGATGTGCCTGTCGAAATGGACTTCGGAATACACGCCTACCATCTGGACGCGATTTATGGGAGCGTGGTGGATCAACAGATGGAGTGGGAAGTCAGTCAAGTTGGTGGTCCGAGATGCGAACAACATAAGCGAGAGTTGGATTGGTTCCTCGGTAGGCTTCCGGAAGCATCTCGCGTACTTGTAATTGGATCCCGGAACGGTGGGCTTGAGCATCAACTTGAGCTGCGAGGACACTCGACGGTATCAATCGATATCGCACCACAACCGGACAACGCAGTCACGCAGATGATCATCGGCAGCAGCACAGATCCGGACGTTCAGTGTAAAGCCAAAGACGCGGGACCATACGATGTCGTTTTCATCGACGGTGATCATAGCTACGCGGGGGCGAAGGCAGACTGGGAGTTTGCTCAAACGCTACATCCGAGAATGATCGCGTTTCATGATATCGCGGATGCGTACAAGCATCGCAGAGAAGGATGCCACGTTGATCCACTGTGGGCCGAAATCAAAGCAACACACCAGACGGACGAGAAAATTGTCGGTTGTGGGTGGGGCGGAATAGGAGTCGTGACATTATGACAGTTGAAATCATCAAGAACGCAATCCCTGCATCGCTCGTGCGAGCTGCTGAAGCCGCATGGCCAACGCCCGATTGGGTTCACTGGCATAGGTACAAGGGCAAGACTGGCAACAAATACGGCAGCATGGACCGCGACAGACTTCCGCCCGCATGCCTTGCCGCTCTCGATGCGTTGGCGCTGGCCGTGGCTCCGTTCATCGGGGAATCGTTCGTGGATTACGATTGCCATGCAGCGGGCCTGCATCAAATGCCCCCAGGCGGCTTCCTTGCAAGGCATCTGGACGCGGAGTGCCATCCGATCCGCACATGGCGGCGCACTCACTCAATTGTCATGGGTGTGAATTCGTCATGGGATCCAGAGCACGGTGGCCAGTTGATTCTGGAAAGCAATCTCGACAGCGAGCCGAATACGATTATTTTCCCAAGACCGGGGCAGGCGATCATCTTCGAGACCGCGAACCAGTGGCACGAGGTGAAGCCAGTCTCTGCCAACGCAACTCAATACCGAAAGACGCTCGCATTGTTTGCGTGGCAGATTGATGATAATTCTACTGGCAACACCTCGGCAAATTTTGGAGAAATGTAATGCACGACACAGCTATGGAATTCGTTTCACGGTTCGCGACGAGCGAGTCAGTCACTGTGATTGAAATCGGATCACGCGACATCAACGGCAGCACACGAGCTTTATTCCCCGCAGCTATCTGGATCGGGCTTGACTTGTACGAAGGTCCGTCTGTTGATTGGGTTGGAGACTGCACAAACTACGCTCCGACATCGCCTGTGAATCTAGTGATTTGCACGGAGGTATTGGAACACGCCGAGCAATGGGAGCAAATTCTTGATGTGGCTGCGACATGGCTTTCTCCTAGCGGGAAAATCATCATCACCTGTGCGGGGCCGGGCCGGGCACCACATTCGCATCATGACGGGGCCACTGTTCGCGAAGGCGAGTATTACGGGAATCTGACGATCGATCAGATCACCGGGCGATTAGAGGCGGCTGGTATGACAATCGTCTGCGCAGAGCGGGGGTTGACGGTTCGTGATGTCGCATCATTTGGAACAGATTCGCGAGTCATGGCAGTCAAGGCATCGGAAAACAATGAAAGCACCGTCATAGTTGCAGCGACGCCCTAATAAAATGGGCGTGGCAAAACGAAGCCTGGGAAGGGCCTGCCTCGATCGGGGCAGGCTCGCTTCGTTTCGCGACTTCCGAAAAATCCTGCAAAATGATATCACCATCCATTGACGCCAATGCCGATAGTGATATCATGCCCGCACCGAGACGCAAGACACTGGCAAGGAAAAAAACGATGACAACTCAAATCACAATCAAACGAATCGAAGCCCCGGAACTTCAGGGAAATCCAAAGTGTGGAAATCTGGCGACACAGGCGATGACGTATAATTGGCAGGTTTTCGTTAATGGTGCTTTTCACGGGACACAGACACGATTGAAAGACGCCAAGGATCTTGCGTCATACTTTGATAAAGCGAAAGTGAGTGTGGTCCGATGATAACTGCAACGCAAATCGTGACAACGAAAATTGGACAGGCTGAACACATGGGAAAGCATGAGCCAGCGGTGGCCATGATTCGCCTCGCTAGGGATTTGCGAGCGGTGCTGGAAGAGCAAGGCCAAATGACGACGGAAGACATGACAGCATTCGATAACATTCTCTACACATTCCTTTCGACTCTGCCAGCAAAAGTAAATGAAGAAGTTCGGCACGGATAAAGGCAAGCCCGATAGAACCGAGGCGGCTGGACGGGACTCAGGTCAGCCGCCTCACTTTTGTGAAGAATGCGGGAAAAAGCAGCGAGGTAATTGAAGTGAAAAAGAAAATAAAAGGCAATCCCCAACTGCTGATGCGCGTTCCTCCGGAACTGCAAAAGCCGTTGGCGGATGAAGCGACAAAGACCGGCGAGACGAGGCAGGGTGTGTTGTGGCGGATTGCGGCTAGATATTTTAAGGGGCGGAAAGCGTGAGTGTGGTAACTGATTACAGCCGTTTTGTTGAAAAGAAATCGCAGTGGCTGAACGAGTCTGGATTTGAAGCGGAATCACTTCCTGAATTTCTCTACGACTTTCAGAAGCATCTTGTGCAGTGGGCGTTGAGAATGGGTCGCTCAGCGATCTTCGCTGATTGCGGAATGGGTAAAACTGCGATGCAGTTGGCTTGGGCGGAAAAGGTAATCGAGCGAGCAAATAGGCCCGTCCTGATTGTCACGCCTTTGGCTGTCGGTGCTCAGACAGTCGAGGAAGCGGACAGATTCGGCATCAAGGCCGTTCGGTCTCGCGACGGAAAGCACGACGGAAGCACGCAGTGCGTTGTCACAAACTACGAGCAACTTCATAAGTTCGATCCAGTTTCGTTTGCTGGTGTCGTTTGCGACGAATCAAGCGGAATAAAGGACTTTAAGAGCGAGCGAAAAGCAACAGTCGTCGAGTTCATGCGAACAATTCAATTTCGACTGCTCTGCACAGCAACGGCCGCCCCTAACGATTTCTGGGAACTTGGCACGTCATCAGAGGCACTTGGGTTGCTTGGGTTTCGTGACATGATCACGAAGTTTTTTAAGCAGGAAACGTCAAAGGATCATCACGGATGGGGCCGCACAAAATACCGTTTTCGCGGTCACGCTGAAGAACCGTTTTGGTCGTGGGTTTGCTCGTGGGCAAGATCAATTCAAAAACCTTCTGACCTCGGGTTTGATGATAGTCGATTTATTCTTCCGCCACTGACCGAGCGAGCACACATCATCGAATGCACTAAGGCAAGAGCCGGAAATCTTTTCGCGATGTCAGCAAACGATATGCGAGAGGAGCGAGAAGAACGCCGCGTAACGATCAAAGAGCGATGCGAAAAGGCTGTCGAACTGGCGAACAATCACAACGGATCTACGGCGTTGTGGGGCGAACTGAATCCTGAATGTGATCTGCTTGAAAAGATGCTCGACGATTGCGTGCAGGTCAAGGGATCAATGAGTGATGAGCAGAAGGAAGAATACCTGCTTGGATTCGCAAAGGGCCAGATTCGTCGGCTGGTATGCAAGCCTAAGATTGGAGCGTGGGGCCTCAACTTTCAAATCTGCAATCACGAGGTGGTCTTTCCGAGTCACTCTTTTGAGCAGTACTACCAAGTCGTGCGGCGATGCTACCGCTTCGGGCAAAAGAATCCCGTAACAATCGACATGGTGTTAAGTGAGGGCGAGCGAAAAATCGCTGAGAACCTCGACCGAAAGAAGCAGCAAGTGCAGCGAATGTTTCAGAGTCTCGTGGCTCATATGCAGGACAGTATGCACCTAGTGTCGAGTGATTATTTCCCGGAGAAAGAGCAGGTTCCGTCATGGCTGTAATGGATCAAGTTATTTGCGATCAGTACGCGATTTACAACGGCGATTCAGCCGAAGTGCTGCAGTCGATACCAGACGAGTCGGTCGGCATGTCAATTTACTCGCCGCCGTTTGCGACTGAGAACGGAGGGTGTTTATACAACTACAGCAGCAGCGTTCGCGACTTGTCTAATGCACGAACATACGCCGAGTTTTTTGAGCACTACGGATTTATTGTGAAGCAGATTCACAGAGCGATGAAGCCCGGTCGAATCTCGGCAGTGCATTGCATGGATGTACCAAAGCAAGGGGCCAACATTTGCGGGTACACAGATTTTCCGGGCGACATTATTAGGCTGCATGAGTCGCTTGGGTTCGAGATGCTTCCAAGAATTTGCATTTGGAAAGAACCACTTGCTGTTCGCAATCGCACAATGAGCAAAGCACTGGCACATCGGCAGATTTGCGAGGACGCAACTTTGACGAATGTCGCATCAGCCGACTACCTGATTCCGTTCAGAAAACGCGGAGTCAATCCAGAGCCAGTCACTCATCCAAACGGATTGTTTGAGTATCACGGAGAACGTGAAATACCGAAAGAACTGTTGAAGCTGAAGGGATGGAAAGGAAACCAGATTGAGAATCGGTACAGCCACTGGATTTGGCGTCATTATGCGTCGTCGTTTTGGGATGACATCAGGATAGAAAACGTTTTGCCATACGAGGAGTCGAAGGACGAAGGCGACGAGCGGCACCAGCATCCTTTGCAATTGGATGTAATCGCACGGGCTGTGCAGATGTGGACTAATCCCGGAGACGTTGTGTTGACTCCATTCATGGGAGTCGGATCAGAAGTATATGCACCAGTTATTCAGGGTCGTCGCGGCGTAGGGTGCGAATTGAAAACGAGTTATTACAGACAGGCTGTAAAAAATCTCGCAGCAGCTTGCCAGCCAAAAAAGGCAGATCCTCAGAGAACAATGTTCGAAATGGATGACGCAGAACTTGAGGAGGTCGCAACATGAGCCAGCTAACCCTCTTCGACTGCCCCGAAGCAACAGCCCCAATCGCACGCAACAGCGATCCAATTACAAGCAACAACGCAGCCGAACGAATCCAGCCAACAGTAACAGCCCGTCAACTGCAATGCCTGGAAGTTCTCCGCGAACACGGTCAGCCAATGACGAGCAACGAACTGGCCGAAGCCTGCTGTGATCGGTTTTGCAGTGACTTGAAAGTGGACCGCATTGAGTTTGCGAAAAGGATTAGCAACTTCCGCAAGCGGGCTGATGAGATCAAACGGAACGAAGACCTGTGTATTCGGCTGGATGCGGAACGAGATGGCGGGCAGTTGTTCAAAGCGAAGGAGCAGACATGACAAGACCAATCCCGCACCCTGAATCACGATTCACTCCCCTATGGCAAGTTGAAGACTATGAACGAAATGACGGTCGAAGATACACGCAGTGGCTTTGCCAGTGCTCGTGTGGAAACGCTCAAAAGGTTCAGTCGTATTTGATCCGGAACGGACACGCGAAGTCGTGCGGATGTTTGCGGCGAGATAAGGCGAAAGCCAAGTGGGCAAGAGTCGCGGCGATGGGCCGCAAGGTTCATTCGGAAAACTGCAGACAAAGGAGACTGGCAAATGCTTAATGAACTACTCGCGATCGGATGCACTGTCCTTGCCGGAATTTTTGCCGCTGGTGCAATCGAAGCCAATCTCTGGAAGTGATTACTAACCGGCCGGGGCAAGGGTCCACCGGATTTATCTGACTGTGCGGCGTGGTGGGACACGCGGGGATGTTGCGGAACGGCATTCTTTGGCCTTGGTTCAAATCCAACACAGTCATTCAGCGGCAACGTGTCGCTGTCCCAAACGCCAATTTAGGAAAACAGACAATGATTACATTCACGCTTGAAACTATTAGTCCGCATGTGGCTAAGCAGTATTTAGAACGAAACCATAAGAACAGATCGCTTACCAAGGAGCGTGTTAACGCATTATCGAGAGACATTCAGTCAGACGCTTTTATGGTTACGCATCAGTGCATCGCGTTTAATGCTAACGGCGATTTAATCGACGGACAGCATAGACTGTCGGCCGTTGTAGCGACAGGAAAAGCGGTGCAGATGTATGTGGCGAGATATGAGCGAACAGAGACGGCGATGGCGTTGCCTTTCGATAATGGATTGACCCGCAAGCATTATGACATTCTTGACATTACTCGGAAGCAGACTGAACTTGCGTCTGCGGTGCTGAGAATCAAAGGCCGAGCAAACACTTTCACATCTGCGGATATACAGGCGTGCGTCGACCATCACGAGTCGCAGTTTAAGACAGTTCTGGAATGTTCATCGAACACGGCCAAGCACAGGTCGTCTGCTGGTGCGAAGGCTGCTATTGCGTTACTGATAAAAAAGAACCCACACGCTGCGGATGAAATCATCCAGCAGTATGTGAAGTTTCTAAACTTTGATTTGGATGGTATGTGGCCGAGCGTGGCGGCGTGTGTTCGCGCATTGGAAAACATCCGGGCATCTGGCGGATCGACGATGCAGAAAATGGTAGCGTCGAGAGTGTGGTATGCGTTTCAACCTGAAAATAGGCAGTTGAAGTTAATCAGAATACTAGATGAAAACGCACTGATAACAGAGATGCAAGCGTTTTGCTGAATCGGAGCGGCTGGATTGTTTCCAGTCGTGGCCCCGTGCAACTGCGGGGGCCGAATCTCCCTCAGAGCCTGC